TGTCAACTGGTATAAAGTTATAATTTAGTTTTTTACCCATTATGTCCGCTATATTATTGGCGAACTCAAAATTATTAATAAATTTGTTCCCTGCGCTGTTCCATTTTTCGCACAAGTCCTGTTGTTCGTTGATTACAAAGTCGGTGTGACTAGCAACGTCCCCTGCATAGAACCACCTACGGCCACCAATTTGATTTTCCTTGCCTACATGAATGTCCAGTGTCTCATTGTTAAGCAGTTTTTTAATAATAATTGTAGGTAGTCTATTTGGCTGACACATAGGACCAAAGGTATTATTAATATGTATAATACTCATTGGTAGTTGGTATGTATGAGAGTAACTTACACAAAGCTCTTCGCCCGCTGCCTTTGATGCTGCATACGGACTGTTAGAACGATATGCATCATTCTCCCTACTGTCATTACCGATTGGAATAGGACCAAACACTTCACCGGAACTGTAGTAAACAAATTTTTTAAGATTAATGTGTCTTGCTAGTTCTAATAGATTCAATGTGCCTATTACATTATCTAGCACAGAATCAACTGGTGCACTAATACTATCAGCTGCACTAGGATTTGCACCAGCATGAAGAATAATATCTATGTCTTTAAAGGTATCAAAATTATATGGATCTCTGATATTGTGTTCTACTATTTTAATCTTATCAGAGAACTCATTAATTCTTTTTAGATTTTTTGTTCCGGGTCGAACTAAACAAATAACATTATTATTTTCACAAAATTGTTCAACAAGATAACGACCTATAAATCCTGTTGCGCCTGTAATTAATATATTATTCATTTTGCCACATAAACTAAATCTGTAGCGTGTGTTGCTACATGTTCATAGTTCCATTGGGCTAAGAATTCTTCAATCATAGTAAACGTAACACCATATCGTTCAGCCCAAGGTTGATACCATTCTATAGAAATAACAGGTTTAAACTTGTCAATTGTTTCTTTTGCTCCTAGAAGACCAAAATATTCATACCCTTCAGTGTCTAATTGTATTAAGTCACACCGATCAAGTTCTAAGTCATCAATTTTAAATGTTGGAATAGTCCCCATGCCTTGAACATGAGTTGCGCCAACATCGTGTGCATGATGATTTAATGCTATAAATCTGTGTGCGTCGCCTACAGCGGCATTGAATTTTACAACATTAGGATAATCACAATTCATCGACAATGCTAAAAAGTTCAACGGTTCTGGCTCAAATGTGTAAACTCTTTCAAACTTCTCTGCATATTTACGAATATAAAATCCAGCGTTGCCACCTGCTTGCACAACAACTTTTCGTTCTAGAACATGTGTGCAGAGATTGTCAACAACATCACTATACTGATGCATATAATTCCAGCAACCCTGGTCTCCAATGGGCCAATACCAGTCTTCCCGTTTTTCTAATTTGTCAATGAGTCTATCCACAATTAATTCCTTTTAATGTTTAGATAACAGGGTTCACTACTATAGATGAACTCATGCCAAATACTTCTTAATTCTTCTTCGCTATCAGGTTTGTAAATTTTAATGTTGGGAAACACTTTTAACGCTGCTTCGTCATCTACTGCCCAATGGCTAAATCCTAAGTGCCCATAATCTTCATCTCTGCCGCTGCCCACAAGTTTTACTGGTGCACCTTCATGATTGAGATAGTTTCTCAACCATTCATATGGTCTAAAAATTACAAATGGTGTAATACTATAACAAATAGGTATTTTATTATTGTGTGTTAACCCTACGGCTGCACCTAACATTAACTGTTCAGCAGCACCAACATTAAATGTTCTGTCAGGCGCCACTTCCCTACTTTTGTTCAGTACACCAAAGCCTAGGTCGCCGGTGAGTAAATAGACTTTATCATCATTGGCTAATGTTTCAGCCATCAATTGTCCAAAAAGATTTCTCATAGTTTATCTAAATCCTCGGGCTTTAAAACATAATAGTGTGTTAGTACACCTTCTGCAAAAGGCCACTTGGGTGGCTCTGTGTTACGAATGTTAATGCGTGGCAAGAAGGTACGTAGTCTGTTGTTAATATAATCTCTATCAATCATGTCGTAAGCAATCATTCCGTTCACATTGACATATACTTCTAAGTTATCTAACTTTGCTTCGTATATAAAACGTAGTGCTTCCCAAATAGATCCTTCGCCGCACTCACCATCACTAATCAAACAATATACCTTACGATCTCTATTAGCTAGAGCGTAGCCTGTTGCTACAGTAAGGCCCATACCAAGACTGCCGGTAGAACAATATATACCATCTTCTAAGCAACGATGTGGGTGTACTCCGTGCTTGTGAAAAAGTTCTACTGCATCACGACCTTCATACTTTTCTTGAACTACATACATTGCAAGAGCAGCATGACCAGAGCTTAGAATAAAAGGCTCATCTGGTTGTTTTGTTGCATAAATTTCATCAATAATATTAACAGCATTAAGAGTGGAACTAAGATGTCCTATCTTCTCGTTAAAGCTGATATCTATAATTCGTTGTTCTAATTGGTTCACGTAAATGCCCTCATAAATTCATCAACCTTTTCACCAATGTAAGCAATTTGTTCTTCTGTAATTACAGGGCTTGTTCCATGGAAGAAGGTGTTAGTTAATGAAAATGTTGCATTTGGGAAATTGTTCTTAGCGTCCATTGGATCCATTAAGTGACTATAAGCAGGCTGTAGCATAATGTTACCGGCAAAATATGGTCGAGTCTGAATCAAACTATCTTCTAAATAATCAACTAATTGTGTTCTAGTAAAAGGTGCAGACTTTCTAATTGTTAGAGGGAAAGCAAACCAACTTGGATTACTGTGTTCTCTTGCTCGAGGTAGGTAGAAAAACTCCTCATACTTTTCATATACTTTAAACAACAGATTATAATTCTGTCTGCGTCTAGTATGAATCTCATCTAGTTTTTCTAGCTGCTTTAGGCCCATCGCACTTTGTAGTTCAATAGGCTTTAGATTATAGCCAATCTCATCATAAACGTACTTATGATCAAAAATCTCATCTGGCATAGTTGGGATCCAGTTTGAGAAACGTGCCTTACACGTTCCGCACTTGAGCTTGTTTGCTTCTGGTCCGACGCAATAGCAACCTCGACCCCACTCACGGAAGCTGCGTAGAATAACTTCTTGATCCTTAGTGTTACTGGCAACGAAACCCCCTTCACCCATTGTCATGTGGTGTGCAGGATAGAAACTACAACTTGCCATCTCACCAAAACTACCAAGATGTTTATCCTTATATGTACTACCTAGTGCATCACAGCAATCTTCTAGCAATACAAGATTATACTTGTTAACTAGTTCCATTAACTGATCCATATTAGGCGGATTACCTAGTACGTGAGCAAATGTAATAACCTTAATATCAGGATCGCTGGCAAGCACACGTTCACAGTGATCAACGTCAATATTTAGGGTGTCAAGCTCAATATCAACAAAAACAGGAGTGAAACCTACTTGCAATGTAGGATTTAGTGTTGTTGGAAATCCTGCAATAGGCATCAACACCTTCGTGCCTTTTGGAAAATTATGACCCCGCTTACTAGTAAGCGATGCCATCATCAAAAGATTACTGCTACTACCGCTGTTAGTTAGAATTCCAAAGTCTTTACCAAACAGTTTCGGAAACCTTCTTTCAAACAACATACTCTTATTGCCCATTACTAGCCAACCGTCAAGTAACGTTTCAGCTGCGGCAACAATTTCTTCCGCGTCAAAAAAAGGCCCTGCGTAGTTTACAAAATCTTTGCCTGGTTCCCAAGTTTTTTCTGTATCACGCTGTTCAATAAATGCACGAATTTGTGCGAGGATTTCTTGTTTCATGCTTTTCCTGTAGTCTGTGTTTTTCGTGTTATGGTATTTATAAATTAAAACAAGTCCCAGTCGTCTATTTTGGGCTCGTGGTTATTCCATTGTAGCAAGAACATACTCATATCGGTTTCGTTGCGAAATGCAAAGGTATCGAAGCTAGTGCGCTTGCCGATCCCAGTTTCTTGACACCATGCTTGTATAGGATCAATATCCCCCTCAGTGAATCTTCTGCCAGTTGCTCGCAATGTCAACGGACGAGTAAAGGTAGGTTGCCCGGGCACCCAAATAATGTTCTTCATCTCCACCTCAATAGGAACATAGTAGCATCTTCTTTACGTTCGAAGAGGTAGTCACGTTTCCATGTTGCAGGTGCGTCATAAGACCACCATTGACTGTGAATCGTTACGTATTCTCTTTTCTTTGTTTCATAGGGAATACCATAGTCATCTAACCATTCCCTAACAGCATAAGCAGGCCAAGCCTCTCGGTCGAATTCGTCAGTGGTAGGCTTTACACGAACACACCACTTAGGTCCCCTGCGAACAATTTTAAACTTGTTTCTCACGCCCACCTCAATAGGAACATAGCCAAATCTTCCTTACACTCAAATGTAAGCACCATGCCTTCGTGCTTGTACCGAGTAGCAATGCCTGACTCTTCTAGCCATGATTCGATTTCAAAGATGTTATTGAGCCACCAAGTGGCGTTTGTAATGATAGCATAGTTGCCTATGCCCTCCATTTCACCAACGAGAAAATGTCCAGCTTTGTCGCCCAATGTTACTTCACCCATTCTATCACTAACCTTGGACGTTTTGTTTTTCGTGTTCATATAGTGCATGGCTAGCAAGGTTCTTGGCCTTGCTTTCGCACATGATATCAAACTGATCTCGGAATGTAAGGGCCCAGTTGTTAACTGCGTTGTTCCAATAATAATCGCTGTGTGCGCGAAGTTTTGCTTTCTTGTAGCCCTGTTCTAGCAGTGCGTTAAGATCGGGTCGAGTGTCCCCACAGTGTCCCATGAGCAGGTCTTCCCTGCTAACTGAGTAATGAATAACAGGACGCACACCGCGCCAACTATCAATAACCCTTTTAATACGATCGTCATTATTTTCAATGTATTCTCCATCTCTAATCCAATGGTGATGAATGTCCAGCACTAGCGCACAATCATCAACTAGTTCTAGACTTGCGTCAAGCCCCCAACACATTTCGTCGTTTTCGATTGTGAGGCAGTTCCGTGCTTCCGGGCTAAGCCTTGGTAGCACCGCTCGAATTCCATCGGGCCCTTGCCGTCCGGAGATGTGGACGTTAATCTTAAAGTCCTGAAAAGACCTTCCGTAGCCCATCCAACGTGCCATGTCTGCATGATATTCAAACTCCTCTA